GTAATATACGATTGTTTTCAAGTAAATCGATAGTCCTGTTTTTCAAGTTATTAACTTCCGCCTCCAGCTCCTGTATTCTCATCTTGTGTCTGGTGAGAGTTGCCGCTAGTTTGTTTCTAGCTTTGATGTCCTTCGTAGGGTTGCTGTTCCAGACATCTTGTGCCACCTCGTAGAAGTGCTGGTACATCTTTGACCAGTTGTAGTTGTCCTCGTGGTTGCGGATGGCGTGTAGTACACTTGCGTGGTTTCTATCAAATATCCTGCCTATCTGCATTAGAGTCATATGGTTACGCATCACGACCATCATAGCAGACCGTGCGAATACTTGGTCTTCTTGGCGTGTGTTGTTAGGGATGACTCCGATAAGTTCGTAGTATTCACTTAGTACTGGGCTTAAATCTTCCATTTGATTTGCTTCTCTTTTTCTATTATACGTTGAAAGGGGATTCTATGTAGTCCCCCTGTTGAGGTGTTGCGTACTATGTAGTAGCTGCCTCCTACTTCTATGTCTGGCTCATCGCCATCTAGTCTAGTCTGTAGTGCGATGTGAGTCTCTAGGCATATAAACTCCATACCGTTAATCTCGAACCGCTGACCGTTGAGCATCTTCCTTTTAAAGTCCACAATATCCGCTATCACATTCATTAAAATCATCATCGAACAGAGTCACCTGTGGCTTCCATTTTATGATATCACTATAGTTAACATCAGAGCGAAAGGTGCTTCCTGTCTCTTCTTCTAGAGCTGCAAACCATTCCATCTTCTTTGGTTGTTTTTCGTGCATCTTTTTAAGTAGAAGAGGGCTTCGCCACCAGCAGCCTACGCAATTATTCATATAGGCAAATCGGACAGGCTTGTCTCGCCAATACTCCTCAATGTTATCCTTGAATAAATTCTCTTGTATAAGTGGGAACTCTGGCTTACAATACTCTATAGTCTTCCATTTATTGTTACCGTTATCGTGCTTACCAACGACAATCTTGACTTCAGTCATACCATTGTTATTAGTCTTTTCCAGCATACGCTTGGCTCTTCCTTGCTCATTAGCACGATAGCCAAAACGCATTACTACATCTCCCTTAATGTTTTTATATCTCCATTCAGCAATAGGTAGGGTCTTCATATCAGTAGTGCAGTATCTCGCTATCTTGTTAGGCAAGTAGCCACCGTGTTTAGATATAGTTGCCTCAAATGTTCTGCCTGTTAACCAAGTTATAGCTCTGCCGATATACTGCTCAAGGTCAAGCATAGTATAGATGATGGTGTCATCTTCTGCCGTTCCAATGAATGGGGCTTGGATTCTATCCTCTACCTCCTTACGAATCTTCTCATCTGGGAACTTGCAGTTCTTATCTTCTATGCGTACCAATGAGAAAACATCGTAGTCCGCAGGATAGTTTGCGGCTATATAGCTTGAGGTCTTGCCGCCAGATAAGCTGTTTAGTGTTTTCATATTTTATCCATACACCCCTCTAGGGCTTTTTGTAGTTTGACGTTTTCCTTCTTTAGGTCGTACACCTCTTGCTTCAATTTGCCGTTCTCTATACGAGCATCTAGTATAAGCCTGTCTAAGGTGTTGAAGTAGTCGGTGATATGTCTATAGACTGCTGCCGTGTCAGAGCAGATATGAAACACCTCCCATAGTTGCTCTTGATTCATCGGCTCTTGGTTGCCTAGCTCTTGGCTGAGATAGGTCAGACACTTGTACAGCTCGGCTTCTTTCTCTAGGTAGTATAGCCTGTTACCCTCAAAATGGAGACTCATCTATTATGCGTTCTTTAGTTATCAAATCTAATCCTTTTATCTCGAATCCACAGTTCCCTGTCTTTGACCGCAGTCGGATAGGGTCATTAAGTGCGGTAGGTCTACCGCCAGACTCTAGCTCCTTGACCTTGCGTATATGCACGTCAGTATATATCCAGTCCGTTTGATGTGAAATATAACGATGGATACAGATAAACTCGTCAGAGCGGTTCACGAACTTACCACCACCCTCTACATCGGATGCCATCACAGGCATCGTATGCCCTGCGTATTCGTGGCTACCTGTGTGTACTTTCCTCAAGGCTTGAGTAACAGGATGCGTATTGACTATGGTCGTGACTCGGTACTCCTTACAGAACTTGCGTATGTTACTGGTTACTTCGTAGTGGTACTCGTGAGTACTTCCTGCTATGACGTTATCCTTCTTTATGGTTAGCGAGTTGTAGGGGTCTATAAGAAACCCTTCAAACTCCCAAGCATCGTATACCTCTCTGGCTATCTGTAGCAGCTCGAAGGCATCTACGATAAGCTCCGAATCTAAGAACGCCCAATGTGCTTGGACGTATGAGTGATGTCTCCAGAAGGTCTGCTCGTCTATCATATTGATAGGCTTCCCAGCTAGGAACTCTATGAGCTTACGCTGTAGGCTTTGTACCTCGTTCTCTGACGAGTATACCAGCCACCGTGTGCCGTTTTCTAATGTGTGTAGCAGTTGTAGATAGGTCATCGTATGGGTCTTACCTACGTTGGCGTGACCAGTTACTACGATGAAGTTGCCCTTCTTGAATCTTAAGTATTCGTCTATATCTGGCACTCCGAACTTGGATGCCTCTGCAATCTTTCCCTCTCTCGCTCTCTCTAGGTAGGTTAGGGTTTTGCTAGTGTCTACTATGTGTTGGTGAATCATACCCCTAAATTAACATTACATTTTTAATATCCTACAGGAAGGACAAAAAAAGAGGAGTATTTCTACTCCCCTTGCCTAACACAATCAAAAGTCTAAAATCTAAGACTCACTTTATTTCTGCTTCGGTAATTGTATATGTCCTCAAGTAGTGTGAGATATTGCTCAGTATTGACACAAGGAACTAGTGAAGACGGCTGTAATGCAATCTTGCCAACGAGGTGAGAGAACTCGAAGTTCTCGTTGTCGTATAGCTTTATTAAGGCTCTGACAAATGTCTGGCGAGTACCTCCACTATGGTACGGCTTTATGATATTAACCCAGTCCGCTATCGTTTCTGCACGTTTAATATGCACAGCTTTCCACGTTCCGTTCTTTACTTCCTTTGTTCTTGCTCCAGTATCTGCACCTAGCAAGGCTAAAGCAGAGGATAGGTTTAGCCCTGTACGTTCTAGAAAGTCCTTTAAATAGATGTACTCTTTGTATCCCATATCAGCGTAACCCTCTATAAATTCTATCATAGTCCAGTTCTTGCTGTTCTGGTTTAGTCGGTGTACTTCGTTTAGTCCATATCCTTCTGCTACGATGTAGCGTAGGGGTAGCTTCAACTCGCTACTGATTCGTAAGCGGTGCTGTCCGTCAATCACTTGGTGCTTCTCGTTTACAATGATTGGACTGATAAGCAACTCTTCCTCCATTGACTTCTTTAGTCTGGCGAGGTGTAGTTCATTTAGTGGGCGATTCCCACCGATAGCTGTGAACATTGAATAGTTCTTGGTTTCTTTTACTTGCATAAGCATTGGTATTAGAAGTGAATAAAAAAGGGAGGACTAGCCTCCCATCAAATTAAAACGGCAACCCATCGTCAGTAGCCTGTCCGTTTGTCGCAACTTCCTCTCTAGCTGAGAAGTGCGTTTGGTATGTGGTGTCCTCTTTCTTAGATTCGAGTACCCACTCTACAAAGCTGTCTGCTACCTTTAGCACATCGGTACTCTTAGCACCTTTGTCTTTTAGTAGGTCGACTGCTGCCTTGAGACAGCTCTGCTTTACAATCATCTTCTGCTTGTCATCGCCTCCCGATGAGTAGCTAGGCGTGTAACCTCCTTGTGAGTACACAGGTTTAATCTTGTTGCCGTACTGCGTACTGCTCAACTCGTATTCTGCCTCTTGACCTACAACGAATTTGTCTTGGTCTGCCTTCACAGAGGAGTACTCGCCAGAGTCTCCATTGTCCATAGACACAAAGAACTTATACAAAGTCTTTCCATCTCTCAGTTGGTAGTCTCCCTTCGGAGATACCGATACTACTTTTGCTTTCATAATTATTGATTGTTTAAAGTTTCTAATTGTGCATAGTGAGCCTCTAGCATAGCTGCTCTCTCTTTGAGCCACTCGCTACCTATCTGGTCAGCGAAGGTCTCTAAGTCATCAATGACTTGGTAGAAGTTTTCTGTATTCATCTCTCTAAGAATTTAGAGCGAATCTATACAGAACAATTTACTTATGCAAAATTATTTGTGAATTATTTTTCCCTCTACCACGATGTGGCTAGAGTTCTTGGGGAGGTCGGGGGCTGGTTCAATGACCACAGCCTTGATGAATTTCTTGTTATCGTCTACTACCATCCCTGCATCTACTAAGGCATCCTGCGTAAACTTTATAGCCATTATGCAGTTGTCTAGGTCATAGCGATAGTTTACCCTAGCGGTGATAGTGCAGTACTCAAATTGGAAGTCGTAGTCTAGTTGGTCGGTCACGACCTTCTTCCACTTAGTCTTCTCCTTACTCCTAAACGTCCAATGCGGAGAGGAGTAGAACTTGTTGAGGCTGGGTATCTTGCCCAGCTCTATCACTATCTTGGTATGGTCAGATATCATTAGCCATTAATCTAAGACCCATCTCTGGGTCAATCTTAGCTATCTCTCCTATGAGCTGTAGCTCTTTCTGTTTCGCTTCCTGCTTCTCTTGTTCGGTACTGTCGATACCTATGTTCGTGTAGATTCTAGCCATCTGTCTTAAGATGTCATCAATAGCAGGGTTTCTCATAAAGTCAATCATTTGTAGCGATTCCAATACCTTACGGTGTTACGGTCATAGAATCCAAAGTGGGATAGGAGGTGGTTGGTATAGTCATCCTGTACCTCCTTGTTTTCAATCTTAGACCAATGGCTGCGCCAGTCAGTCACATTTTTTTTCTTGCCCATAATAGTATAATATATTATTATTATATATTATTATATAATACCCCCCTTTAGGGGGGGTTATATTATTTATATAACTTATTTATATAATATAATAATAGGGACAAGCTAATTAAAAAAAAAGAAACACTCAAGACATTAAGCCAAAAGTTATTAGGCTTCTTTTCTTCATAGACAACGGTAGGTACTTTCACTACCTTCTCTATGCGTATCGTGTCTGGTAGACACTCAGCCTCTACCGTTATCGTATCGTAGGAGCGTTTTAAATGCACTCTAACGTCATTACTTTTCAAAGTGATGGTATCTACCCTCTCAAGAATTAAAGTGTCTCTAAGGGCTTTATTTTCGGTTATGATTAGAGTGTCCATCTTTACCGCAACCGAGTCTAGTATCGTTGGGTCTTTTGCAATCGCACGGTTTAGGTGATACTTCGCACCACAAGACACGAGGAGCAGGGTTATTAGCCCTGCCCCTATTATTCTTCCTACCCATCTAACTACCACACGCTTCACACTCTTCTGGGTTTTCTAAGTTGCAGCTAGGCTGCTCCTTGTTTTCTAACTCATTAACAAAGTCCTCGAAGTCATTCGAGAATCCAAAGTCGGTATCGTTCATCTATTCTCCTTTAGCTGCTTTGACTACGTTTCTATATCTGCTTCTTGCTTCAGCATATGCTGCTAGAGCCTTATCGTCTACATCGGTAAAGCCCAACCAGTAGCACCAGAATCGCTTGTTAGTCTCTTTAATCCACAGCCAAAATACTTGTAGGTGTTTCATTTTATTTCATTTTTAGTCTTTCGTTCTCTTTCTCAAGGAAGTCTACCTTGACCCGTAGGCTATGTACCTCAGCAGTAAGGTCTAGGATTTGACTACGCAGCTCGTCTTTCTCGTTAGCACTATGGGCTAGTAATTCCTCAAGGTTGCGTACTCGGTTCTTGAGGTCATCACGGTACAGCATCGTATCGCTATT